TTTGGTTCAAAAGCGGTAAAAAATATTTCGTTTGGATCTAATACTGGCATGTTGTTCTAATTTATTTCTTGTTATAAATATCTAATTCTTTAATTTTTATGCTGGGAAAGTAGCTCCAGTTGGTAATACATTGAAATCTAAATATATAAATTCGGCTGTTTTAGTTGGTTGTACAAATATTTGTCCTACTAATTGATTTCTATCTATAACATCTGGTGTGTTATTACTTTCATCCATTACTACTTTAAAAGCATATAACCCTTGTCTTTGTTGTACACTTGCTAAGTATGGGTTAACTTGTGATAAGAAATTATTTCTTGTAGCTATAGAATTTTGTTCAAATACTAAGTTATCTGCTATTTGTGAAATAAAAGATTTAATAGTAATTAATAATCTTCTTACATTTACTCTATCTAAAGCACTTGCTTTTTTCTGTAATGTTTTCTGTCCAAATACTACTACTCCTGTGTTTGGGAATGTAGCTATTGGATTTACATTAGCTTGATATAAAGTATCTCTATTACCATTTGTTAAATTTCTTTCAGCTCTATTTACAGTCGATAATCCACCTCTGTTTAAACCAGCGGGTGCAAACCAAGTTTCACTTGCTCTATCATTAAAAGCAAATACACCGGGCATCATAGCAGAAGCTGGAACAAATACTTGTGATCCTAAATCTGGATCAATTGTTTGTAACCATGGCCAATATGTAGCTGCATATGAAGAATCTATATCAGTTGCTTTACTTGTAACAGTTCCTATATTAGCTTCATATTCTACTAAATCAATTATCGCTAAATTATCTCCTCTTGTTTGAGCATTATCTACTATTGTAGTTAATATGCTACTATGGTTTGATTCATTCTTTATTAATCCTGGAACTGTGATAAGATTATATTGAAATAAGTCTTGGTTAGCTAATAAATTTATTGAAGTAGTATAATCATCAGCTACTAAACCTTGAGAATCATCACCATTTACAGCTGTGTAAAAATTAGCTGTTCTTCCTGTTGGAATTAATGTACCTGTTGCACCACCAAATGTACCTGAAGCTGCTACTGGGATTGATCCAGTTAAAGCATCTTTAGCAGATCCATTATTATCTAAATAATTTAATGTTGGTGTTCCTACTGATTTTACTCTTACATATCTAGAAGCATTAGCATAATTACCTTCAAATTTTAGGTAAGTTCCATCACTAGTAGATACTGTTTGTTTAGCATCACCTATTACTTTTGTAATAAATTTATCAGAATTTGGATCCATGGATAAATTAGGCCATGTTTCTAATACTACTTTTTGCTTACTAGTATCATCACCTCTTCTAATTAATAAATTAAATGTACCAGAAGCTGTATCAGGAGAAACAATTTCCCATCTTAAATTATCTTTAGAACCACTAGGTAAAGTATTATTAGCTCCTTCTGTAGAAGTACTATTTGCTATTGCACCTTCTGTAAATGTTTCTAATGTAAAAGCATTAGTAGAAAGTTCATTAGATGCTTGAGAACTTGTAGCTGAGCTAAATGAACCCGATACTACTCTAGTTACTAATAGTGAATCTCCACCTTGTTGGAAATAATTGTATGCTGAAATTGAAGTGAAATATGAATATTCTGCACTACCACTTTCTACCTTAGCACCAAATGTATTTTGGTATTCTGAATATGAGGTAACAACTGTTGGTATTCCAACTGGACCTTTTACTGTAGGTCCTACTATAGCTGCTCCTGCTTGTATAGGTTGGGCTGTTATAAAAGATTGATCGTTCTCTCTTGCTAATACGCCTGGGGATAAAAGTACTTCTGCCATTTTATAATATGTTTGTTTTGTTTATAAATACGACAGAAGTCCTTAAAAATGCAATTATGACTTAATAAATTCGCCGTTTTCTAAATTTACTGAACCTTGTCCGTATTTTTTTTCTATTTCTTGAGCTGTTTCGGTTTGTTTACCCTCTAAAGCTCCTAATTGTTGATAAATTTCTTTTTTTCTATTTTCAAAAAATTCTAATTGATATTCAGTTTGACCTAAATTAAAAATTAAATCATTTTGTTGTTGTTGTAACGAAGTTAAACTTTCTATTTCTTCTTTTGTTAAAACTATTTTTTCTGCTGTTTTTGCCATGTTTATAAATATTAATTGTTTATTTAAAATTTAATAATACTTAAAAGTATCATAAAACCATTTATAATTATTCTTAACCCAATTTGCTGCTTGGGTACCTAGAACCTGGTTGTAATCTTTTTTTACAGGTTCAATTTTACTTTTTATAGTATGATCACCATATATACCATACACTTGATCATCCTCTTGAGTAATTTGTTCTACATTATCAAAATTATGTTCAAATTGTGGTAATTCTAAAAAATTATAGACCTTTTCTATTTCTTTTTTAGGATTTTGTGTTAAGTTTTCAAACTTAATAAAAAGCATTTTTTCATTTATACCTTCTTTTACTATTTGGTATAACCTTTCCATTGCAAGTCCTACGGGTTGGGAATTAACCCACCCATCAATTCTTTTTTCCGTTGTAGTACCTGTCATTTCTGCATGATTAACTAAACCAGAATCTTGATGTTGGTTTTTTCTAAAATTTTTCTCCATAGAAGCCATTATAGCTCTAGGATCTCTAATCATGCAAATAATTTTAGGGTTAGGATAAAATGAATTTAAAAAATTGTAATGTACTCCCCATCCTCTACTTTTATCTATAACATATTTTTTATCTGTAATAGATTCAAAAAAGTTATATACCCCCCCAGCACAAAAAGATAAAAATGCTTTTTTCATTGTATCAGCATCTTGTGCTTTAAATTCAGGTGAATCTGAATAGTTAGATCTTGCTGCGTAAACTAGTTCTAAAACTCCAGATGTAGGTGTTACATAAAAATCAGGATTTTGTCCCATTATATTTTGTAATAATGTTGATCCTGCACGTGGTAATGATGATTGAAAGAATAATTTTTCCATTATGATATTTCTAAAGAATTAATTAATTGATTTGAATCGAATATTTCCTCATCTATAAAGGGACATTCATGAGCTGCACCGTGAAAACCAAAATCAAATAAATAACTATCTGGTAATTTTACTCCTTCAGGTGGTGTAGCTATTATATTATCATGTAAGTCATACCCAAATAAAGAAGGTGCAGTACCTACCCAACATACGGTTGAAGGTAAATTTAAAGCATATGCAGCATGTTGCATGCAAGAATCTATAAATAAACGTTTTTGACTAACTAATAATAAACCAAATAGTTCCATATTAGATAAAGGTTGTTTTACTACTTCTACATCAGGGATTGCATTTTGATCTTTTCTACATATCTGAATAATATGATACTTTTCCTTAAAATGGTTAGCTACATCTAGTGCATTTTGATATGGTAAATCTCTTGTCCAAGAATATGGAAATGGCTGATCATCACCTAAAGGTCCACCATTTGTTTGAATAAGCATTACTGGTTTTTGTCTTTGCCAATTTCCAAATCCAATTTGTTTTTGCCTCATATTAAATAATAGTTCAGGCATTTCTCCATTATACTCTAAACCGTATAAATTGCACCAATTCTGAATTAAGGGTTTTCTTTTAACAATATGATCTGTAGTAAAGTAAGGTTCATGTTTAAAAATAAGCATATCTTTATCCTTAATATAATCATCATAAAAATAGGGAGTATTTCCTATTCTATATACCCTATCTACAAATTTTAGATTTAAATACACCTCAGGATAAGCACAAACTACTATTAGTTTTCTATCAGGATGGTTGTTTTTTATACATTTTGCAACTGCTGTTGCTCCTACATGTTTTCCTAATCCACCTTCAATGTGGAATAATGAGTATTTTTCCATAAACTTTTTAAATTTTTTAAATATAACGTTAATATAATAAAAATATTATTAAGGGCCAACTTCTCCTCGTAAAATTGGGTCATCTGTTTCTGGGATGTATGGATTTAGGGGTGACATTATAGGATCTATTTCCCAAAATCCATTTTCGGCTGAAAATATTGACATTTTTTCTATAGTATCAAATTTTTCAATGTATGTAGTAAGTTCAGATGTTACTGATACTAAAATAGAATCTTTTGTCCATCTTTGAGAAATAAAATTAACTATACTAGAATTTAATTTCCAAAATTCATCCATTGATATCATATAATAATAATATTCCATTTTTATCCATTTACTGTGTTAGTGCCAGACTCAAAAGCAGATGATCCACTTACTTCCATTTTTCCTTTATTACTATTCTCAGAAGGATCTGGCCATATAGGGAGAGCATATTTAGGTGAGGAATTTTGGGAAAGTGAGTTAAAGTCATAATACACTATTAATCCTGAAGGTTGTTCAGTTGTTGATATTGAACCTCCTTCACCTTCATTGTATAAAGCTGCTACATCAGTTGAAGACAATGCACTGTCCCATAAACTATATTGGTCTATAATTGTATTTCCATTACCTCCATGATAACCAGCAGTTTGATCACCTGTTCCAGTTAATGTACCATTTGGACCATATGGTGCTCCTAATAATGTTGTAAGTCTAGCATCATCTGCGTGGGCTACTGTTGTTGTTCCTCCATTATAACCATTATTATATGGAGTACCTATATTTTCTCCATTCCAATACATTTTTAAATTTGATTGAGTCATGCTACCGTTATATGTAATAGTTATCATACAAAAATCATTATCGTTTACATTACCTCTATTAGTATTTGTCCAATATGTACTTCCTAACCCAGTTACAGCTGCAGCATTTCCTGCTCCTGTTTTATGAAGCCACCAGAAATTTTGGGTATATCCCGTTGCAGTTCTTGCTGAGTTCATTCCTAACCAACTAAACCAAACTCTATTTAATTGATCATCAAACCACATTCTAAATTGATTATTATAAAGATTAGTAGAATAAGTATGGTTTTGTGCATTACAACTCACTCCCCAAAAATGCTGGTATCTTCCTTGGGATCCTAAATTTGCTGTCCATCCAGCTTTTACCCAAAAATTTACTGTAAAAGTAGATGTTCTATGTAGTCTTATATCTGTTGTTGGTTCTTCTGTACTACGTTGTATTATTCTATTAACTATACTAGTACTTGTAGTAGTACCTTGTCTTTTTATAGAACCCGAAGTAGCTGTTCCTCCTGTAGTACCTTGTGATACTGTTGAACCCCTTGCTTCACCTTGACTATTTATAGCATATGCGGTAGCATAATAAGTTGTACCTGCTGTTAAACCTGTTCTAGCTAAAGTATATGCTCCTGTTCCTGATCCAACTTGAGTTTTTGTATTTGAAGCATAATTAGCATTAGTACCAAAATAAAATCCTCTATTAGTTACTGAAGTAGATCCTTGATTTGTAACATTACCATTTAAAGTCATACTAGTACTCGTAACACTAGAAGGTGCACTAGTTGTTAATGTTGGGGTGTTTCCTGATGCCCCATAAAAATCAGATAAAGCAACCGGACCCGATTCAATATCTATATAAGTTCCTAAATTAGCAAGACTAATATCAGCTTGGGATACCCCAAATTCAGTAGCTACTTGACTCATTGATATAGGTCCTGATTCTGGTAGTGGCATTACTTAGATTTTTTTAATTCGTCAACTTCTGCTTTTAAATCTTTGATTGCTTCTATTAATAATGGAAC